GCTATTTAGTTCCCTGCCGGATTCGTCGCGCCGTGATGGTAAGGCAATGTCGAAGTTACCCTTCTGTATCTTTACCAGTTCCGATACGGCATCGTCGCGACGCTTTGCGCGAAGCTCGAGTGAGGTGTTCACATTACAGATATTGACAAAATGCCAAACTGCGATGTCTTTAATCCACAGCACCAGCAGTTCGTTTCGATCCTCGCCTGATTTAGCCAATTCAGCATCAATATCGTACCGGCCGGCAAGATATCCACGTACTTCGGCAATGGCCACATTAATCGCTTTTAGAAGCTTTGAGGGGTCTCCATCGGCGATGGTTATGATTTGCTCGTAGTAAAGATGCGTTTTAATTTCCTCCAGAGAAACGTACATGGTTGTTCTATTTTGTGGGTTAAAAAATCGGGATGCGTAATGGTTTTAGTAAGTGTATCGTATAGCACCAGATTGCTATACATACCGGTTTCCTGCTTTTTGGAAATGACTCCGCGATTCTTCATCAGCTGAATATCTTGCCGGGAATATGCCCGGTACCGGTCGAAAAGATATACCCTGTATCGCTTGCCGGTTTCACGTGCAAGCCTTTCGGCCTCTATGCATTTGCGTTTAAAATACCTGAATCCTTGCAGCCGGCTCATTCTTTTTGTTTCACGCCTGATGCGTTCATGCCTAGCGGCTCTTTTGATGCGTTTAAAAATGTTCATTGTGTGTGAGTTAAATTCGTTTGCTGTTTGTTTGTTTTGAAAATGTTTTGAAATCAGAGGGTGTTGCTACCCTAATTTTTTGGTTCAGTATCCACACACCACCCTCAATACAGTCGGGGCCGTCTCCGGGAGCCTTCATTTGCATAGTGAAAAGCTTGAACTGTTCCACCAGGCGCATCATGTGGGGGTTCCCTTTCTCGTCGATATTGAAAACCAGTTGGCCGGTTCGCCACAGCGGTTCGAGAGTGCCCTCGATACGTACCGGCTTGTCGGGTTTGCGACGTGTGTCGGGTGTTATGTTAACATACCCTTTTGTTTTACCCAGTTCGAGAAACTTGGGCTGAATAACCTGTTCGTAAAATGGATCCTGCAAACTGTTGTTCTCGATGTAATTATAGAGAAGCGCTTTACCATCCGACCAGTCACGCAGGTCGTAGAACCAGTTAACGAATGTGTCGGTTCCCGTTTGTTCAAGGAAGCCTTTGTAAACATAGAATACCCCATCTTTGTATCCCATCAACCAGGCTGATTTAAAGGATGTACCTTTCTTTTGTTTGTCCTTGTTCGATGGAGATGGATCGGCATATACCAGTGCGAATGGAAGCTTAGATAACGGTGGACATTTACCCCATGTTTCTTCTTTGAAAATATCACCTTCAGAGAGTGGATTGTTGAAATACTCGCCCTGGGCAGCTTTGGTGCTGATTTTACTCAGTACCCGGTCAATCATCTCCTCGGTGTTCTTTGCCGGCCATGAGCTCTTGCCATCCTTGTCGCGAATATTAACAATATCCCAATGGTCTGCCATCTTTCCCGCACGGGTAACACAGCAATCTTTAGCGATAATGTTTCCCAATACAAGCGTAAGTAATGGTTTGCTAACGGATCGGGTCGGAATCAGTGCCTTTTCGACCCAGTCCCAGCGCTTGTCGATGGTGTCCTTGTTCCGGGTATCTTCGTCCGTGTCTAAGTCCGTTAGGATAATGGAATCCGGACGGAGGGCTTCGTTTTTCTTTCCACGCGGAGACTGACCGGCACCGATTGCCACATAGCGTGCCCCGCATTTGGTTGTGAAGTTCCCGTTTTCCCAGCTTCCCCATTTCTTTTGTTCTCCGTAGTAGGCAATAATACGGCTGTTTCCCTCGAAGTTCAGCATGTAGGGCATAAGCAAATCACAGGCTGCATCGTATGAGCTTGACACGAAAATGGTAAATTTCTTCTTGCCCGTCAGGTTCAGATACATCATGGTCATCATAACCACGGTGTCCTTGGCCAGCTCGCGCGCCCAGGATATGACCTCGTACCACTCGGCGTTCTCGATTGCTCTTTTGATAAACCTTTTATGGAATGGGGCGAAATCGGCCGTGGCGTAATTCGGAAACATATATTTCATCCACGCGACCGGATCGCGCTCGAGGCTCTGTCGATGCTTTTCAATATCCGCCTTCGACTTATCGGCCTCGAGGGCTGTATCGGTACGTAATGCCTTGACGTATTCGTCCCACTCCCTGATAGATTGTTTGTCCTTTGCTGATGCCATTTACCTTACGACTTTAAAAGTTCTGTTCTGAAAGCTTCCCACTGTTGTAGGGCTTTATAAGCTTCTGCACTCATAAGAATTTGAATTAGTTAAACATTATGTTGATTATCTCAGTAAATCCTTGATAAATGCATCGAATAGCCCGCTAAGCTCCTTGGCTTTCTCGGTATCGATCTTGCGGAGCCAGTCCAGGAACTTCATAGATACGCTCACCACGTCGGTAATGGATGTTTCCTTTTCAAGACGTTCAACCACGGCAGCCAGTTTGGCCAGTACATCGGCGTCGGCCCCTGTTGGAATACCTTTTTGTTCCTCGGTGATCTTGTTGTTAATGGCAGAGATCTGCTGATATACCCGATTAAGCTGTTCCTGGCGTGTAATGGTTATAGATGCCTTGAGTGTGTCCCACTTTCCTTCTCTTACCCACTTGCTCATGCTTACTTCGGAAACACCAACTTTCTCGGCTATTTCTTTTTGTGATAGTTGCGAATTGCAATAGAAGAACTGCGCGAGCTCTTTTTTCCGTGTGCGCTCCTGTTTGGTTTCTCTTGCTGCTGACATTATTACATGTTTAAATTTCCAGCAAAATAACCTGTTTAAACGCTTAACTTAAAAAATGACTGACGTGATGTCATGTTTTTTTTGAGACTATGAGATTATATAGGAATTTTGCCACACAATCAACAGATAATCGCACAAAATTTAGGTTTATGTCAAAAACTTTTGTACTTCACGATGAATCGATAAACAGTAATGGATTCTGGATGCGCACTTCCGGAGCTGATATTTCGCAGTTTCAGAAAAATCCGATCATGCTGTGGAATCATAACCGCGGATGGCGGGGAACGGAAAATGAAGTGTTGCCTATTGGTCACTGGGAGAACATCCGTATTGAGGGTGACAAGATACTGGCCGATGCAGTATTTGATACAGATGATTTTTCGCAAAAAATTGAGGAAAAAGTAGAGTCCGGAACACTTAGGATGTGCTCACTTGGAATTCGTGTTGTTGAGTCTTCGTCAGATCCTATCTATGTGAAACCCGGACAGCGGTACGAGACGGTTCTGAAGTTCAAAGTTCGTGAGGCCTCCATTGTTGATATCGGTTCAAACGATAATGCACTGGCTCTTTACGATGACAACGACAAGCTCATTGAGCTTTCTGCCGGTGGAGAAAATATCCCCTTGAATGAATTAACCCCAAATAAAAACGAAATGAAGGAACTTATTAAATTTTTAAAGTTACAGGATGGAGCAACCGAACAGGATGCTATTAATGCCGTGAAGCCTATCCAGGACGAAAATGTTCAGCTTAAAGCTGATTTGAAAAAGGAGCAGGACGAAAAGAAAGCCCTGCAGGATCGTATTGATGCCATTGAGCTTGCTGATAAGACGGCAAAAAAAAACGCTTTCGAAACAGAACTTGCAAGTGCCTTCAAAGATGGCCGCCTGAGCGAAAAGGCCGACGGATCGGTAAAGACAAAAATGCTAAAGCTGTATGATGCCGACCCGGAAGCAACGATGGACATGCTGCAGTCGATGAGCAAACGCAAATCGGTAGCCGTAAATCTAGCCGACACGAGTGGGAAAGATGGCGAAACAGCCTGGGAAAAACGGCAGCGCGAAATTGAGGAAAACTCAAAGAAAAAATAAGCAGTTCCTCGAAGCAATTAAAGACTATTCAAACATTATTCAATCAATTTTCAAAAAAGTATGAAAACATTCAAAATTTTAGTTTCGCTTTTCACGATGTTGCTTTTCAACATTGTTGCCGGATCGGCCATTGCCAGCGCCTCCGGATTTGATCCCGGAGCGATTATTGGCATCGGCACCACACTTTCGGTGGTGGGTTCGCTATTCACGCCCATGGCAGGCGTGTTGCCCATGGCCATAACAATAACCACGGCCTACGCTGGAGAGGTACTCGAGGATCTGTTGGTCAGAGCCACCACAGGCAACGAGATCGTTGCGGGTGGCCACATAAGGGTTCAGCCTAACGTGAGTAAGAAGTTCGCAATTCCGAGGCTCAAAGCAGGTAAGATGTTGCAAAAGCGCAAGGAGCAGCCTGTTGAAGGAGACAGCAAAGGTGATTTTACTATCGACGAAAAATATCTTGAGCCTCAGGATGTGATGGCGTTCACCACGTTTAATCCACGTGTGTTCGAAAGCATTTGGCGTCCGTTCCAGCCAACCGGTAACCTGGTTTTTGCCGAATTACCTTCAGAGATACAAACCAAGCTGCTTGCAGAACTTGCCAAGGTGGTTGATTTTGAACTGGGGGGTGAGTTTATCAATGGCGTTAAAGGTTCATCTGAAGGACAGTATTTTGATGGTATTTTGACCCGTATTTCTGCCGACAGTTCGGTAGTTAAGGTACCTACTCCGGTAGCACTGACACAATCAAACGTAATCGCTAAAATGAAACTGGTGCGTGCGCGTATTCCTAAAGCTATCAAGAATAACCCCAATCTGAAGATGTTTATGTCGGTTGAAGATGCTGAGGCTTACGAATACGAACTGACAGATCGACCATCCAAAGGAGCTGACTATACGAATATGAATCCGGAAAGGTTCAAAGGTATTCGTATCGTAGCCCTTGCCGACTGGCCTAAGGATGTGATTGTAGCAGCTGTTACTTCTACTGGTGTTGACTCTAATTTCTGGGCTGGTGTATCGCTGGTTGATGATCAGGACGCTATCCTGATTGACAAACTGACCAATGCGGGTGAGAAGTATTTCTTCAAGATGCTGATGAAAGCCGATACCAACATTGTTTTTGGCGAAGATATCGTATTGTACGATGGTCGCGATGCTGCTGTAGCTGCAGGTTCAACAGAGCTTGATGCCCTGGTGCTGAGTGCCGGTGATTTGGTTCCTGCATTTGCCACCGCCCAGCGTAATTATACGATGAATGTTGCCAACAATGTTGACTCTACAACCATCACAGCTACCGGAACTCATACCGGCCAGGTGATCAAAGTGGGTTCTACTACATTAACAAGTGGCGTTGCCTCAGCAGACCGTAACCTGGCTGTTGGCGAAAACATCATCAACGTGAATGTAACCTCTGCTGATGGCGGCTCAACTGCCACTTATCAGATTCTGGTTACCCGCGCAGATGCATAGTGATTGCATATTAGTTTTTTAAGGATAAACCCGTGTGTGAGAAGGGGCGGGTAATTGGTAGCCAGTATCCGCCCCTTAGTTTCACAAATGAAATTACAAACCATGTCCCGCAAATCAAGAAATATTAATCTCATTGTAGTGCATTGTTCAGCCACTTCGGTATTGAAAGATTATACACCTCAAATGATGGAAATCGATCATCGTGAAAGAGGATTCAATTCAGCTGGTTATCACTTTTACATTCGACGCTCAGGGCAACGTGTTGCAATGAGGCCATTACAGCTCGCCGGCGCCCATGTTACCGGCTTTAACCGACAAAGCATAGGCATATGCTATGAAGGAGGCATTGACGTCTCAGGCAAGCCGTCGGATACCCGCACTGTACAGCAAAAAGATGCAATAGCAGCCTTGTTGCGTGAACTTGTGATTTTATTTCCTGATTCTGAGATTGTAGGACACCGTGATTTGTCACCTGATAAAAACGGAGATGGAATAATCAGTCCGGATGAATGGATTAAAATCTGCCCTTGTTTTGATGCAAAAAAGGAATATAGATCAATCTAAAAAATGATGGAACAATATATCAGTATACTACTTAATCTGATTTTAGGTGGTGGTTTTATTACCACAGTATTCCTGCTTAGAACACAGAAAAGACAAGCGCTGGCTACAGTGCGATCGTCGGAGATTGATAATCTTGAAAGGGTGGCCACGATCTGGCGAGAAAGTCTGGAAGCCAGGGAAAAGTACTTCGAAGAGGAGCTTTCATCGCTTCGGACAAAAATTGCAGAGATGGAAGTTACTATACGTTCGCTTTCAAACACTAACAAACAGATTTTAAAAATTCTCAAGGAGATCAATCATGACAATCTTGAACAAAAAAAGGAAGAGGCCAAAAACCTCGCAGGCAATCAGGCTTAGTTTTATACTTCTTTTGGTATTGCTGGCAATCGCAACTTTGTCGGTATTTACAGGATGTCGAAGCATTCAACAAAGTCGCGACTCGACCTTCGAAAGCACTTCTTTCGAAAGAGAAACCTTGATTCCAATAGCAGTACCTTCAGATAGTCTTACTCTTCGTGCATTATTCGAATGTGACTCAATGAATAATGTATTGATGAAAAATATCTCAGAAAGCAAAACCAACAATGTTTCCACATTAATTGGGTTCTCAAATGGTATTTTGACATATAAGGCAACTTCAAAACCTGATAGTGTACATGTAAAGCAAAAGGAGAAGTACAGTAATACGAAAACCACTGTCACCATCAACAAGACAACCACAAAAAAGGTGTGTGGATTTTTATGGTGGACGGGATTTGCCTTCTGGATATGTGTACTCTTGTGGGTGGTTTATACGGTCCTTGATAAGATATTCAAAATAACAACTCTTATAAAATAGAAAAAATGGCAGAAAATTATTTAACAGGTATTGCCAAGATCGAAATTGGCGAAATTGCAGCAGACGGTGGACCTGCAACCGTTTTTGAAACGGTTGGACAGATTTATAAAGATACTGCACGAATGGAGCAGGCTGAAGGTGACGTGGTAGAACACCAGGTTGAAGAGTCGGACGATCCGGTAGTAATGGTGCCTTCGAAAGGAAAAACAACTCTTGAATGGGGAGTAATTGATTTTACCCCCGCTAATCTGGTGAAAATTCTTGGAGGTGCGGTTACAGGTACAGCACCAAACGAAAAGTGGGAAGCCCCGGATACAGCTGTTACTATCGAAAAATCGGTAAAAATCACTCCAAAAACAGGAAAGCCAATCACAATGCCTCGTGTAAGTTTACGTTCACGCATCAATTATGCATTATCTAAATCGGGTATTGCACAGGTTATCATCGCGGGAACTGTGTTACAGCCAACCAAAACGGGTATTAAACCAATTATTGTTGGATAAATAAAATTTGAGGTGCCATTTTAGCGCCTCAAATTTAAATAAACACACACGCGCACATGATGGATAGATTAGTTGAACAAGCAGCTGCACAGGCGCTGCTCGATAGGGGCGCTGCATTTCATATTCAAGCGCCCTTTTTATTTCGCATAGTTGGCAAAAAGAAAATCCGGCTTGTGGTACGAAGACTTCGGTTAGGTTCACTTCTTCACCTGATGGAGTTGCCAGGAATCAAAGATTTAGTTCCTCTCAATGTTGGAGATGATGCCCGGGTAGTGATCGATGAAATGGGGGCTAAGGCAGAAAGCATAGATTTAAAGATAATCAGTGAAAATATTATACCTGTCACCAGGGCAGTAGCAGCATGTCTATTGAATCAGAATTGGAAAATTGTGCTCTTCAAAAAAGTGGTAGGAAGGTATTTACGCAATACACTTACCTCTGATCAGATTCAGGAACTTGTAATGTGGCTTTTGATCTACGCCAGGGGCGAGTCTTTTATGAATACTATCAGATTGGCGGCGATGATGAAAATGACTTCGCCGATGAATTTGAGTCCGCAGGAAAAGGGGAGTTAACGAACTCGATGGAGGGTTCTCATAGCCTCTTTGGTTTGATTTGGAGCATTCAAAAGGAGACCGGTTGGTCTCACAATTATATCCTTTGGGGAGAATCGTGGATGATGTTGCAGCTTAAGCTTACGGACTCGCCCAGGATGAGAAAGAAACAAAATAATGTGATTGGCCCGGAGAACTGGGATCAAATTGAGCAATTAATACTTTAAAGACGTGGAACCGGTAAAAATTGATTTTATAATTGGTGGTAATGTAGATGATCAGGCCCCGAAAACAAAGAAGGCGCTTGATGGAGTTGCCGATGCGGGCAAGAAAGCTATAGATCAGACCAAACAACGAATTGCCGATACCAAATCTAATATTGCGCAGGTTGAGGCTGATTTAAAGAAACTACAGCAGTACTACGATCGAGCTGCACCAGGTAGAGCACGTGATACCTTTGCCCAGGAACTTTCGGCAGCAAAACGAGCACTTCAGGAAGAAAAAAATATACTTACAGAACTGGAGGCAAGTGTCGAAAAAACAGCTGGAACTCATGTACGCCTCAGAACTCAGGTCATGACTCTGAAAGATGAACTTGCTAAACTGGAAATGCAGGGTAAGCGCAACACCCCTGAGTACAGGCAAATGGCAACTGAACTAGGTCGGTTGAACGATCAGATGGGTGACACCGCAATGCAAGCTAAGATACTAGCAGACGATGAAGCAGGATTTAAATCAGTGACATCAGCCGTGACTGGTATGGCGGGAGCTATGAGTGCTGCAGTTGGAACAGCAGCTTTACTTGGGGCGGAAAACGAGGAGCTAACGAAAGTTCAAACACGTTTGCAGGCTGTAATGGCTATAACAATAGGTTTACAGCAGGTAGCAGAGACCCTGAATAAAGATTCATATTTCAGAGTTCATCTACTTTCAAAGGCGAATGAACTATGGTCATTAACCAACCTTAAAGTTGCTACAACATTGGGTATATCTACTGTAGCAGCAAAAGCACTAATGGCAACTTTAACTCTTGGTCTATCTGTTGCCATCACAGGTTTAATATATTTGGTTGATAAGCTGATTTCCAAAAATAAAGAACAGAAAAAAGCAGCACAAGAGGCTGTTAAAGCTCGTCAGGAAGCATCAAAGGCACAAATGGAGGCCGCCAAAGCAGCTGCCGATGATTATGCAAAAGAGCTCGCACAAGTTGAAGCATTACGCACAGCATTGCAATCGGATAATGTATCTCGTTCGCAAAAACTAAGCATAATAAAAAAACTACAGGGTATAATGCCCGGCTATAATGCGGAGCTTGATAAAGAAGGTCGTCTGATTCGCGATAATAAATCGGCCGTTGACAATTATATGAAATCTATAGAAAAATCGATTAAGTTGAAAGCTGAAGAGGCGCGGCTTACTGAATTATTCTCAAAAAGATATGAACTTGAACAAAAGAACTTTACTAAACCTACAACTAAAAAAGGGAGTGGTATTTCAAATTTGCTGAATGACAGCGAAGCAAGATTCAACGCATGGAAAGATGGGGAGCTGAAAAAAGTAGATGGTGCAATTGAAGAAGTAAAACAAAGAATTAGTAAAGGAGGTTTGATTTCCATTATCACACCTGAAAAGGAAACTGCTCCAACACCTGACAAAAAAGTGAAAGATGAAACATACGATGCAGCAAAGGTTATCCAACAACAGCTACTTGAAATCAATAAGCAAACATCAGATCTATTGTTTGATCAACGTGAAAATAATTTACAAAAAACCCTTGATGCGATTGATCGTGAGAAGGAAACTGAACTTGAAAAAATTAAGCTGAAGGAACAGGAGATTATCGATAAGTATAATTCGACGAATAAAGACAAAAAAGGATTTCAAAAAGCATCCTCACTTTCGGATATTTCCCCGGAATTGGCAGCGAAGAACATTAAAGCAGTTGAAGCATTGGAAAATGCTTATGAAGAGCAAAAGAAAGCCGAGCAAAAAAAGTATTACGATGATATCGCCCGGATGGCAGCTGAAGCTGCAGATGAAAGAGTCAAAATCGAAAATGATTATGAAGGTCAAATAAAACAGGCACGTGAAGCTGGATTCGAGTCATACGCCAAGCTGCAGGAGGAAGAACGTAATAAAAAAATATCAGATATCACAGCTGCTATTATCACCGAATCAGAAACCTATAAGTTAGCTACCAACGATCAGCTGGCAATTTCTCAGGAAACAACTGCAAAATTGATTGATTTGATTAAACAGCGGGTCGCAGCGGAACTTGATGCAGGCAAAATATCGAAAGAAAAAGCTGATGAAATTCTACGTTCAATTGAAGGTTCAGGGGCCTCGCGTGGTAGTTCAAATAATCCTTTTAGTAATCTTATTAAGGGTGTTGAAGATTACAAAAAAGCTAAAGAGGGTCTTTCTACTGCTAGAACTACCGGGGTTAGTGTCGATGATATTGCAAAGCTGGAAGCAGCTGCTAATTCAGCTTTTAAATCAGCTGCCGGTGCTGCCGGTGCTGCACTCACAGGGGTGCGTGACGTGCTGAATATGGCTGTTGATGGTTTGGACCAGTTAGGTTTACTCACCGAAGAAGAAAAAAAAACCGCTAATGATGTAATTGGAATGGTGTCGGGTGCGGCCAATCTGGCAATGGGTCTTGCTACGGGTAATCCGGTACAGATTATCCAGGGCTCAATAGAACTGCTCGTCAATGGCTTTAAGGTTTTTGATAAAAAATCGAAGGATATTGAGAAAGCACAGAATAAGGCAAAAAAAGATGTTGAAGACCTGGCCCGGGCTTACGATAAACTACAACGTTCGGTGGATAAAGCACTGGGTACTGATGTTTACAAAAATCAAAGGTCTCAGTTGGCAAATCTGCAGAGGCAAATTGCAGAGTATTATAAATTGATTGAACTCGAGCAAAAGAAGAAAGCAAAGAAGCAAGATCAGGAAGCTATTGCTGAGTGGCGCAACAAGATTGATGAGCTGAAGTGGATTTCAGAGGACATCCTCAACAACATAACTGAGAGTATTGCTCAGACCTCAGCGAAAGATTTAGCTACGGAAATCGCTGAAGGCCTGGTGTCGGCTTTTGGGCAAGTAGCCAGTGCCGCTGAGGCAATGGGTAAGGTGGTTGATGGCGTGATCAGGAAGGCAGTCGTAAACAGTCTCAAGCTTCGATTCCTGGAAAAACCTCTTGAAGGCATTATTGACACATTTGCTAAAGACATGGAAAGTGGTGGTGGACTTGACAGCGCTGAAGCGGCACGTTTTAGAAAAGCTGTTGAATCACTAGGGAATGATTTTTATGCCGCCTTTGAACAAGCCAATCAAGCTCTTGATGGTATATTTAATTCCTCTGCTAAAATTAACCAGGAAGGCATAAAGGGAGACATGTCGAATATAACCGAGCAAACCGGAACAGCGATCGTAGGACAACTGGCCGCCATGCGATTGAGTGTGGCATATCTGGCTAATAACAGCAAAAACACAGCGGAAGACATGACAAGGATATTCGCTGAAATTTATCGAATAAAGGAAAACACTGAGTATTGTCGTTTGCTTGAACGAATTGATAACAATATTCAGTATTTAAAAAGTAATGGAATTCAGGTTAAATAGTAATTAAACGCGAAACAATGAACGGAAAATGGTACATCGATGGCTATGATATTGTTTCAACTGCAGGAGCATATATTCTTAAAGGTTCGTATAATGAAATCTTGTCGCCCCCTGTTCCTAAAAAGCGGCTTGAACATGATTATGGTGATAAGCATGGTTTAGACGTAGACAAGGAAACTGAGCTTGTGTATGAAGCAAAGCGCTTTAAGCTAAATATTGCAATTAAGGCCAGCTCATCATCAGACTTCTGGCAAAAATATAGCTCTTTTTTCTCAATGGTAGATAAAGAAAGTGAGTTTAGTTTATATGTATACGACCTAGGTGTAACATTGAAATTGCTTTACGAAGGTGCAAAATGTACACATAAATCATCATCGATGAGGAGTGGCAATGTTTTCGCAGTTTACGAATTATCAGTATTAGAATCAAATCCAGCAGAAGATCGAATTTATGGTTAAGATATTCCGGGATACAGAAGAACTCAAAATTGTTGAGCCATCGAGCTCGTCAAATTATGTAGAAACATTAATGGGTGATCACCAGATTACTCTTGTGTTTGATCTCCCTGCATATATAGAGTTTTTCATTGGTGACTACATTGTTGAAGGTGGTGTAAATTACAGATTAAATAAACTGCCGACTGTTAAGAAAATTTCAGCGCGTTTATATCAATATAACGCTGTGTTTCAACATCCACGTTATGACATGCTTAAGGTGATGTATCTTTTGTTTGATACAACAGCCCGACCGGCTCAGGGTGAGTTCTCCCTGACCGGAACGGCTGAAACCTTTGTTGACCTGTTGGTTTCGAATTTAAATCGTATCGATGGTGGTTGGATGAAGGGTGATGTTATAGAATCGGATTTCCGTACATTAACCTTTTCGAACGAAAACTGCCATGCTGTTCTTGAACGTATTGCAGATGAGTTTAATACAGAATATCATGTGCTAAACAAAACCATTCATGTTAAAAAAAAGGCAACCATGCGTGAGTTGACTCTTGAATATGGTTCAACTGCTTATGACATTGAAAGGGTATCAGTGAATAGTGCAGATGTAATTACACGATTGTATGCTTTTGGATCGGACCAAAATATTTCGTCGCAATACAGAGGTGGATCCGGAAGATTGTTATTGCCATCTACTGATAATTATATTGAATCGGACAATTCTGCATTATATGGAGTTATTGAACAGGCAAAAACCTTTGATGATATTTATCCACGTTTATCCCTGTTAGGTGCTGGTAAGGTTACTTCTGTTGGTGGTCCGTTTGAATTCTCCGATACGGCAATCGATTTCGATGTGAATGATTTTAAAATGCCTGGAATACCAGCAAAGGTTCGATTTTTAACCGGTGATTGTGCTGGTTACGATTTTGAGATTCAATCTTATGAACATGCATACAATAAATTTGTAATTATTGAGAATAAACAAGATGAAGACCTTGTGCTTCCAACTTTCCTGCTAAAGCCAAAAGTAAATGATAGATATGTGTTGTTGGATATTCTAATGCCAGATAACTATATTGATGCAGCTGAAGCTGAATTGCTTCAAAAGGCTGAGGAGTATCTCCAGTCAAACGACAAGCCAAAGGTAGAGTACAGGGTTCAGTTCTCTGAGATATTCGCAAAAAAAGAGTTGCCTGTTTTGCAATGTGGCGACCAGGTACATATTTACGATGAAGATTTAGGAATTGATGAGGATATAAGAATTACAAAGATTCAGCGTGGAATTCGTGAAGGCTATAAGCTTCAGGTTGATATATCGAACACGGTTTCGCGTACAATCATTCAGACAATTACTGATGAAATAAACACTGTTAATAATCAGATTGTAGTTAGTAATGAATCGAGTAAAGCAAGGTGGATTGAAGCATACAGGCGCTCAAAAGAGCTGCGCGAAATGGTTTTTGATCCGGATGGGTATTTCAATGCAGGTAACATTCGTCCGGCTTCGATAGAAACCTCTATGATTTCTACGGGCTCACGCTCACAACAATTTCAAACTACCTGTTTGTTAAAGCCTAATTACGCCGGAAGTCCGCAATTATTCTACTGGTCATCCGGGTTGCTTATACACTTTACTATAAACAATGACAACACCGTTAAAATGTGGACAATTGGAGCCGGTGGGTTTCAAATAACAGGCGATGATCAAGCAAAGGCCCTGTATATTTATGCAAGATGTAGCCGTACAAGTTCAACGGCTGATATTTATCTTGACTCGTCACCTTTGCGATTCGACTCTAACGCAACACATTTTTTATTTTTAATTGGTGTCTTACACTCGCCGCTCATGGACGTAAGAGGCATTTCATTGTCTTACGGACAAACACTAATTAACGGGCAGTTTATAACGACAGGTGTAATAGCTTCCATTGACGGAAGTACAAAATTCGATTTGAACAATGGAAAGATTTCGGGAAATATTCAATTCCTCAGCAATGGGGTACTTAAAACTATCGATCAGGTTATTGGGGATATAAAAATAGGTGCTAGGAACCTTATACGTAACAGTGGAGGTGTTATTTCAGGCACAACCGACCCGGCCGGTAGAGTAATTATGACTAGTTATCCTTTTCTTAGTGGGGCGCTCGAAACAGGAAAAGAGTACACTTTCAGTTACCGCCGGATCGGCGGAATACATTTATCACAGCTCGTATTGTGCAATAGTTCTATGTCACAGCTAGTCAGCATCCCTATTGGTACGGATGGAATAGCAACCTTCACGTGTACCCAACAAAATATAACACGCTTGATGTATTACGGTACTGCTAACTCAGCTTACAATCTCGAAAAATTTAAACTTGAGGCTGGAAATAAAGCTACCGACTGGACTCCTGCTCCTGAGGACATTAATGAAATGTTAGCACAACTTGAAACTGATGTTTCACAAGCAATCTTCGAAGCACAGAATGCGAACAATAGCATAGGCAATTTAAATTCATATGTCGACACTGCTTTTCGGGATGGTATTATTAACGAAGCCGAGGCTAAAGCGATAGAAAAATACATCAATGAAATTAATGCTTCAAAAGAACGTGTATTTCGCGAATATCAAGATCTTTACACGAATACATATCTAACCGGTACAGCTAAAACAAATTTATTAAATGCCAAAATAAATTTGTTTGGGCATATCGATGCCTTGCTGACGGCAATACAGGTGGCTATCTCTGACGGCAGCACGACCGCGGGGGAAAAGGCAGAGGTGGATACTAAGTATGCCCAGTACACCGGTTCGCTCGGGGACTACACGCAGGCAGTAATGCAGGCTAGCAAGGCCATACAGGATATGTTGAAGGCAATAGCCCTAGATGGAATCGCAAGTCTTGAAGTAGGTGGTGAGAATTATTATAACGGAAATAATTTGCTATCAATTTCAAGTCCCGGTGGTTCAACTCCAACCATTTCACGCAACACAATAAACACCCCGAATGGTTTTGAAATTGTGAGTTCAAGCGGAGGGTATCTAACCGAGGCTAGAGTCAGTAATGTGGTAAGAGGTAATGGATATCATGTCGTAAGCTGTTATATGCGTGTTGCAGCCGGATCTGCTCAGGTCAACATCGATATCTGCGACAACCATGCATCCCTTGTAAACGTGAACACCGACTGGCAGTTTATACAAGCGGTCGCTAACGTTTCTAACTACACCGAAAGTATTTACAATTTCGTAGACTTTCAGACATACAATCATGTAACTATTCAGGTCAAAGATTTTATGGTGCAGAAAGGAAACAAGGCAACCGACTTTAAAAAATCGACAGAGCTCCTACTTCAGGCGCTACAGGGAAGCACTGATGTGCTCGGTGGTCTGCTTGCAACGAATGTGATCCTCATGAAAAATCAGGAAAATAACATCACGGGTGGTATATCTGGTTTGACAGGCGACAATATCGCTCAGTGGAGTGGCGGAACATATAACGATGCTATCGAAGATGCTTTACGAGAATTCGGAGCAAATATGCAAACGGGAAGTCTTGACAAAAAAGACGGAGGAGGTCATCGGGCTTTTGGAAAGTTGGCGTGGGATGTGCTAGGAAATGCTTTTTTTGGTGGAACGATCGAAGCTTTGTCCGGTAAGATTGGAGGATTAGATATCTTTTCTAACACGCTTAAATCAGCATCAATGTCCTTTAGTGAAACTCCGGTTGAAACTTTATCCACACTGATGAGCCCCACATCGGCCTCGATCAGCCAGCAGAGTTCGTGGAGTAAGACAATTCAAAATCAAACGGCCTCCGCCTTTACGCAACCTATTCTATTAACAACAGACTCGCAGTTGAGATTTCGGGCAACTTGCGTGCCGGGGTATGACATTTTACATCCTAATAGTCGGCGATGGGAGGTTAGAATTTTTGGCGCTAATAATGTGATAGTGTTTCGTGATTACGGAGATGGAATCTTAAATGACCAGCTGTACAGTGTTAATCTGCCTGCCGGAGAGTTTGTGGTTCAGGCAATTGCTTATCAGGCCGGGGTTATTAGCTCTAATGTAACTAATACGGCAACGCTGACAGGAGAGAGTACGAATGTTATTTATGCCTACAGTTATACGGCACAAACTAAAATAGGTTCAGATGGATTTTACTCATTTTGGAGTTCAGATCGGTACATTTACTTCAAAAGCAATTATGGGTTTGAAGGCCGATATGGGAATGTAGGATTGCGCTTTATTACAGGACAAAGCAATCCGCAAAAAATGGTAGGTGGTAGTTGGAGTAATTTATAATCAAGTTAAAAGATACAATAATGACAGCTAAAGTTAGAATTAATAATGATATTAAAATATGGTTTGATTTAATCAATGGAGAATCTCAGTTACCTGAGAATCTTTCGGATGTTGTTGAATTAGATGTGAAATTAATAGGAGAGGTTTTTGGCAACATAATTATTCCATTATTTGAAATTTCAGGGAATCGAATAATGATTGATGTGCTTGCTGAAATGCAAAAAGTATGTGACAAGTACACTTTGATTATTTCCTACAAGAAGCCAAATCCTGATCGTACGCCAAACGAACAACCTTTTATCATCGATGCAACAGCATTTGAGTTGGTACCACGTTCCATTGAAGCAAATTCGTACAGTAGCGAAGGTAATCTTACTGTCCGGACAATTCAACTAGCCGGAATCATTTCAGTCGGAGGTGAAGGAGGAGGTGGTTTGAGTGGAATAAGTGTATGGCTTGCCTTGCCAGGAAATGAAGGAAAGACAGTAAACGATTATTGGGCTTGGCTGAAAGAGCCGGACCAGCAAACCACCGACGCAATACAAAGCATCAACGAGGCACTCCTCCTCAAAGCAAACCACGGATATGCCGAAGGGGAAACGCCGAAAACATTAAAACAGCTCGAAGTGATGATCGGCCAGGCACAGCCAGGAACCGGTACCGGAGAGCAAGTTCAGCTGCAGACAACAGCAACCCACATACAATGGAAATACCAATCGGAAACCGTTTGGAGAAACCTGATAGCCCTAAGCGAATTAAAAGGGCCGCAAGGTATCGCCGGACCGCAGGGGCCGCAAGGCCCTGCCGGAAGTCCAGGAAGCGACGGTGAAGTAGGCCCACAGGGTCCTATCGGGCCAGTCGGCCCAGCCGGACCTGCGGGAGAAAAAGGGGACCCGGGAGAGCCAGGGCCAGCCGGTCCTGCGGGACCACAGGGTCCAAAAGGACAGGACGGAACCTCCGTATCCCTTAAAGGCTCGGTACCAACAATAGCAGACCTGGCCCTAATTGCCAGCCCGGAAGCCGGCGATTTATATATTGTTTTAGAGTCGGGATTCGGGTACACCTGGAGCGGGACCTCATGGGACAACGTCGGGAAAATACAAGGTCCAGCCGGGCCACAGGGAGAACAAGGTCCAGCCGGACCAGCCGGTGAGCCAGGACCTGCGGGTCCATCGGGACCAGTCGGCCCTGCAGGGGAGAAAGGCGATAAAGGTGACAAAGGCGATCCGGGTGAAACCGGACCAGCAGGTCCAGCCGGACCACAGGGTGAGCCAGGAACTCCAGGATTGCCGGGTGAAACCGGGCCGCAAGGACCACAGGGAATACAAGGCCCTGCGGGTGAACCGGGACCAGCCGGTGAAACCGGCCCTGCGGGTCCACAGGGTGAAGCAGGACCTGCGGGTCCACAGGGTGAGCCGGGACCAGCGGGAGAAGCCGGTCCGGAAGGTCCACAGGGTCTCCCAGGCGAACCGGGACCAGCCGGTGCTGACGGAGCCGACGGTTTAAGCGCTTACCAGGTATGGCTCACTCAGCCAGGGAACGCCGGCAAAACGGAAGCGGAATATTTAGCATGGCTACAAAAGCCGGCAACCGATGCGGCGGAGCAACTGACCGAAATCGAGCTGCCAAAGAAAGCAGACCACGGATACAGCGCTGGAGAAACCGTTAAAACATTAAAGGAAACCGAAACCCACCTCCTGACAGTTATAGAGGAAGGGCTCCAAAATGCAGCTGACCAGGGACTGAAAGACGTTACAGAGGAGGGATTCTTTATAACCGATGCAGCCGGGAAAGTAATCGCTAAAATTACCGGCGACGGCCTGGACGCGGCCAAGATTGGAGCATCCCTAACCGGGATTATTCAAGAGATTGCACCAACACCAACCAACCAAAGCGGGGTCGAGTCGTTAACGATTTCAGGGGACAATTTCGCGAACATTCAATCCGGGCCAATCGATAAAGAATTTACCCTGACCATAACACCGGCCAACGCAAACGAAAACGTGGTCTGGAGCTGCGACATAGGACACGTTCTAACCCAGTCCAACAAGGGCTGCATCGTCCAATTTTCGACCCTTGGATTTGCAGAGGTAAAATGCGTTTCTTTGAGCAATAGCCAGGTATACGCAAAAAAGAGGATAAACGTTATCAACGATTCAATTAGCGAACAGGTCAACATAAACTACCACTACGATGACCAGGAAGCAGGGAGCGCCGGCGGGACTTTGGAGCTGATCTCCAACAGCACCCGAGCCTACCAATTAGCCTGGGGTAACGATAGCGGGATTCTTTCAAACTTCGAAACGTTCAACGGCGACGATAAAAACGTAACGATAGAGGGGACATTCCCACCGCTCATGACATTGACAGCCGGGGTGACATACAACCAGATCATCCCGAAGAAAACCATGTTCCCAGAGGGAGTAACAAGGCTCTACCTGATTGGGAACGCAACCCACTACATAGAAATCGAACCGCACAAACGGTTTGACCAGAGCCGGCTCGGAACTCCACGATTGAAATTCGGAATGATAAGCGACGTCCACACAACGAACAACAATTCATACCTTGAGATTTCAAACGACCTCCCAAAAGCATGGGCCTGGTTCCAATCGCAAAACGCCAACTTTGTGTCCGGATGCGGGGACCTGACCAACGGAGGAAGCGAAACAGAGTACACCAATTTCCGAAATTTCTGGCAGGGAAAAGCAGACGTCTACTCTTGCCCGGGGAACCACGACCAAAATAACGCCTTAAATTGGTTCAACGGAGTCGGGCTGCCGCAAAGTTATACCTTAGAAAAGGGGAACCCAGCAAACAACACGATAACAAGTGACAAAAAATTTGGGACCATTTATAGAGCCGACATCCCGGAAAACGTGGTCTTCATATTTTTGGGACTTTCAACGTTTTACCAGACCGACGGAGTAACACCGGAACAACGTGCCTGGTTTGAGAGCCAGCTACCACAATACACCGGCAAAAGAGTCCTGCTTTATTTGCACATAAACATCGACGGAACCTCGGGATGGCTAAACAACGCCTACAATTTTATCGGGACACAACCGGAAGAATTGCAGACCACCCAGACCACAACAAACTTTTATCAATGGTTCCGGCCCATTTTGGAAGCGAACCCGAATATAATCCACTTCCACGGACACTCGCACTACGTCTCAGGGCTGGCATTGATAGACCCGAACCTAATGTATTACGAAGACAGCCCTACCTCCTTTAAGTCGATGCATTGCCCATCGCTCGGGAGAGCCAGGTCAACCCAGAACTACAACGAAGCAAACGAAGGGGAAGCGCTATTTTTGGAAATTTACGACGAATACTTAGTCACTAAATCGCTGGACGTTACCACAGACAAATACCGACCGCTCGGATTCCAGATTATAAAATTTAACAACTAA